CGAGCATTGTTGCTCAGAACGCTTGCCATCTCCACGAACTCGGCCGAACCATTGTCTCCCATCCAAGGAAAAGTTTGGTTCGCCTGTCCGAAAGCCCCGTTTCGCAGTTGCAGATTTGCTCGCTGCGATGGGATGTTCTTTCGTAGATCTCGGTCAGTTTGGACGTGGAGGGCTTTTGCCATTTCGTAATCGACTTCGTAGTCGCCTCCGCTGCGGTCTTTGTATTCCCCGCCCTCCGGGTTGGTGATAAGCCACTCCCGAAGGTGTTCGGCATCCGCTTCCATCTTGTCCAACTTCTGTGGATCGAGAACGGTTTCGAATCTGTCCGCGCCGGGAGTCGAGTTGTCCTGCTGTGGAGTTTCCTCCCGCTGACTCTTCAATTCCGCTTGCAGTCTATCCGCTTCCGCTTCCGCTCGCTTGGCTCGCTCGACCAATTTTCCGATTCGCTTTTTGATTCCGGGTGAGTCGCCCTTGGGTTCCTCCTCCGCTACCTCTTGCTCCTCTTCCTCTTGGTCGTCCTCGCTCTCCTCGCTTTCCTCCTCAACGGGTTCTTCCTCTGCCCTTTCCTCGTTCTCGGGTTCGGATTCCTCCCCGTCATCAGACGTCGGTTTGTCAATGAACGTATCGGTTATTCCCGCTGCTTGCGCTATTTCGTCGGCGCTGATTGCGAAAATATCCTCTTGTAACTCGGCGTTTTCGGGCGCGACCCCTGCATCACTCGGCATTTTTAAGTCTCCCAAGGTGGACTATCGCGGGTAACCTACCCGGACGGGACGCGCCAAAGGGGCGCCTCGGAATCAGCTATGGGGAGGAAATAGGGAGGGGATCAATGCCCCCACGGGAGTTTGGGGACATTCAGGGGCATTCGGGGGTATTCCTGAAAATAAAAGACCCCCAGCTATTAACTGAGGGTCACCACGTGAAAACCTGTCTCCCTGACTACCCCTAATCAGTATCCATTCGCCTGAGCGACTGGATTTTTGCTTTCAGCGTGGAAAGTTTGTCCACACCCCCGGCGGCGTGGGCGAGACGTCCATGCTTCTCCGCATTCGCGGGATCGGATGCCTCGTCGATGGCATTCAGCAAGGTTTCGTCGATGACGTGATCGAGCGCTTGCCAAAACGGACTGCCGGGTGAGATGGAAACGAACGCATCCTTCACGTCGATTTCGGTCATGGCCTTCTCGTACCTGACCAACTTGGCGCTTCTGCGGAATAGGCTCATTGGAAAGAAAGGGTTCCCCGCCACGAATCAAACGGGGAACCCACCACTGGAGAGTGGTTGATGGGAAAATTAATACCCGCCTCCCGCCTGTTGCGGTTGTTGCGGTGGTGGAGCTTGTTCGGGTTGCGGTTGCTGCTGCGGTTGCTGCGGTTGCGGTTGACCTTGCGGCATAGGCTCCTCGGCAGCGCCTTGTTGGGCGACCGGGGAAGTGCCTACTCTTCCGATTTGGGCGTTCTGCTGCTGCTGAATCCCGAATTGGAGGTACTTGATGCGATTGTCTGCCAATTGCTTGACCAAGGGTTGCCCCTGCATTTTCTGCTGAATTTCGGTGGATGCCTGAACGATTTGCTGGGCAGTCTGAAGTCGCAGCGGGAAGTTGACGTCCTCCGTCATCACAGGCTCGATTTCCAAGGCGATCTTGACCCAAGCTTCTTGCTCGTCGGAAATCTCCTTAGCCGATGCCTCGCTTTGATCCATGATGACCGCATCCGCAAGTTGTGGATCGATTTGCTCCGCAATGAAGGTCAGCAGCTTCGTCCTGTCGAGCGCCCCAGTGACGTCGAATTGCGTCAACTTCACGATGGCATCCAGTTTCTTTTCCTGAAATTCGGGGTTCAGAACGTCGACGCTGAATCGCAGGGCCAAGTCGAACTTGCCTTGAATATCGTCTTGCGACACTTGGATTTCCTCGGGTTTCCCGTTGGTCAGTCGCTGGACGGTGGTGGGCGACATGTACTGCTGGCACAGGCGAAAGGCTTGGTCGAGGGCGATTCGCCAAGAATCCAGCCACCTGTCCGTTGCCGCTTGCTGGTGCAGCATCTTGCGTCCGGGGTCGTTGCCCCCGAAATAATCATCGACGTCTTTCAGGGCGGCATTCTCCGCTTCCACCGATCCACTGGGGAAAGGTGGTGGTTGCAACCATCCCACGTCGTCGGGACGGGTGACGGTAAGTTGCGCGCCCGGAGCAACCAGTAGGTTGATTCCTCCCCTTCGGGCGTTTACTAGCATAGGTGGAATCGTGCCTATCTGCGAAGCGTCCGAGCGCAAATTTCTTTGGGTGGCGATTTCGTATTGGTTGGTTGAAACCAACTCGGGTATGCCGCGCGAATCGAATATCGAGTGCGAAAGTCTTTCGCGTGTGAAAAGCACGAACGGCATCATCCCGTGCGAATAGTTCAGCATTTCATGCTTCCCCCACATGTCGCCAACGTGGGCGCTGAATGCGGTGCAATAGATGCAGGGAACGTCGGTTTCCTCGTCGTAGGTCTTCGTGTAGGCGTAGAAAATTTCGTAGAGGTTTTCGAAGTCGCTGCTGCGGTCTGCGAAAGTTTGCCTCATGCCGAAGTTGAGCGGGAAGCGATTGTCGGTTTCGGGTACTGCGGTCTGTCCTTCCGTTTTTTCGATAACTTCCTCCACGAAATCCTCGGGCCATTCCTCGGTGACCCCTTTTTCCCGAATTTCGGTTTCAGTGAACCATTCGCGGCGAAAAATGACCTCGGCGCGTTCCAAGTTCGTGGTGTTCCCGGCGACGAAGATGTCCTCGTAGAGTCGGTGGGCGACGAATTGGGGTCGATTCTCCTTCAGGTAGGGTTGGGGAATGTCTGCCTCCCCGTCCTTGCGGAAAGCCTTGAGCGCCTTCTTCAATTGCTTCTCGGGAACGGTGGGAAACTGGGGACGCATCATTTCGAGCGCTTGATCCTCGACCTCGGGGTCTTCCAGCATAGCCACCACGTCCATGACGGCATCTTGGTCGCCTCCAGCGGCGAACACCGCCTGGACGACGTCGTCCAGCGTAAATTTCTTCAGTCGGGTGGCGACTTCCTGCGTCCAGTAGACTCCGAGGATGCCCACTCCGGGTGAAGTCCCGTAAATATTTTGGGCCAATACCTCGACCTCCGCGCGAAGTTCGGGAAGCAATTTCTGATGAAGGTAGTATTTCAGGACGTCCGTCCAAATAGCGGCCTTGCGGTTGTCCTCCACCTCGATCCCGGTGACGCGCAGGTTGGCCCTGAAGAATGCGGTGGTCGCCATGTTGACGTGTTCGTTGACCAATCTGTCTGCCAATCGGATTCGAACGTCTGACGCTCCCTCCCAAGGCGAGGGCGGGAAACCTAGGTCGCTTTCGTGCTTCCTGCCGTCCTCGGATTGCCCGTCATGGCGCGAGAATCGCACGTCGTCGTAAGTGTCCCGATGCTGGAGCGCAGTGGATGCGTCCTCCATCACCGAGCGCAATTCCTCCTGCAAAAGGGGAATCGCTGGTTCTTCAGTTTTCTTGATTAACTCCTTTTCTGCCATCGCTTGCTTCCTCCACCAATATAGACGGGGTGGACGATTTCGCATCGAGTCCACTTTTCGAAAGTCTTCTCCGAAATCCCCAGCCAATCGAGGACATGCCGCCTTCTAAGCAACAACCCCTGTGGTTCCCCCTCCATTTTTCCACCCTTGAACGGCAAATGCGATTTCGTCAAGTCTCAAACCAATGAATCGAGCGCCTTGCCCAATCCCCCCGTCTTCTTCGCCAACTTGGCGAGCTTGTCCTTGGTGGAGGGCAGCACCCTGCAAGTGATGGACACTCGGGCATTGAGCAACTTGGGTCGCCCCGTTTGGTTGGGGCGCTTGCCGCCCCAAGTGGGTTTGTCTTTTGGTGGGGTCATTCGGGACTGTATCCTGTGTAATTTGCTTCCACATTCAAGAACTTGATCAAACCCTTTTTATCGGTTGGGACTTCAAGGATTTCGATTTCGGATTCTTCGCCGCACATTGCATAATAATCGTCCTCCGCCTTAAGCGCCGCCTTCAATCCCCGATTCGCATCTCGCTTATTTGAATAGTAGGCATGATATCCATTTTCCATAGTTCTATAAATTTTCATCGTTCGTTGTCCTTTTTTCGGGTTCTTGGTTGGGTCTTTGTTTGAGGGAGTGAAATGCGCATCGAGTTTCTCAACGAGAGCATCCACTTCAGGAAGTTCCAATGGTTCTCCATCTTCGTCCTTATCTCGGTTGTCCGAAAACTGGGAGACGGCCTCCCAGATGATGTGCAATTCTTGTCGAGTTATTTTCATCGTTC